CCATTTATGATGATGTTCTCCTAAGCAAACTCTCAATGGCATAATAAATGGCATCAACAAATAACCTCAATCAAGTTTTATTTACGGTATCTAAAGACTTTGCCTCATTAAAAGTGAGCATGTCTAAACTTTTGCAAACCAGGAAAGTGGAAGGACGTAATCAATATTTTGAAAGAAATAGAGAAAGACGAACCTCTTATGGTTTAAAATATGACAAGGTAACTTTAGATAGAAAAGCATCACTAAAAGATTCTCTTTCCGAACAAGCAAAAACGGTAAAATCTTCTCTATCAACATTTGGTGGATTGTTTGGCAATCTTCTATTAATCATGGGTGTTGCAGGAATTGGAAAAATGCTGCTTTCGACTGAAACTGGTAAATATTTTTCTGACTTTTTAAAATCAATTTTTGAATCTGTTGTTGAGATTATAAAACAAACAAGTGGATTATTATTAGAAATTTTTCAAGATTCGGAAGTAAAAGAGTCTTTGTTAAAAACGTTTAAATCAATATTCAAATTTATAAGTCAATTCTTCATAACAAGTATTGATGTAGCAACCAATCTCCTAAAAGATAGTGAAGTGCTACAATCTTTAGGTAAAATTGTTATGGGCGTTTTTAGTGCAATAGCGGAAGCACTAAAAGCATCATATGAAGTTTTGGTAGAAATAGCATCAACAAATATAGAAACAATTAAAACCAGTATTGTTGGATTATTTACCAAAATAGTAGATGTGATAGTTCCATTATTAGGAATAATAGCAACTGTTTTATCTAAAGATTCCATATTTGTTACAAAAATTATAGAAATTGCAAAAGGTGTTCTTGATCTCATTTGGACAGCACTAAACCAAGAATATACAAATCCAAAAAATGGTGAAAAAGTAAACATTTGGGGCGAACTTGGAATAATGTTAGGAAAAGGATTAGTATTAGCGGCAACATTTGCAGTATTAAAATTAAAAATTCTAGCATGGGCCGTTGAAATTTCCGCATCAAAAGCGATTGGTGGTTCTTCTAATTGTGATTGTGGTCTTGTTACACCATCTGACGTAGAAAAACCTGGTGGGAAACCTGAGAAACCTGGTGGCAAAACTAATCCAAGAGGAACTCCAACTGGACCAGGCAATAAAGCATCGCAGCGTGGACCAACAGGACCAGGAAGTAGAAGTATATCATCGCAAAAAGAATTAACCCAAATGGAAAAGTTTAAGGTTCTGATTGAAAAATATTGGAAAAAACTTCTTGATTTGGGAACAAGAGCAAGATATGGTTCAAAAGCAATTGATGTGATAGTGTCATTTTTAACTAGGCAATTTAGAAAAGTTGCAGCATGGAAAATAACTACCTATGTTATATCTTTATTAGCATCAGTTGTTGCTACTGCCGCAGGTGCCGCAGGTGCCGCAGCAACTGGTGGAATTAGTGCATTGGTTGCTGCGGTTGTTGATGGTATAATATTTGTTGTGAATCTGTATCTTGGTATTGAACTTGCATATGATATAATTAAATACTTATGTGAAAATGCCGATGAGATAATAAAAGAAATTGATAAAGAAACACAAGGAACTCAAATTGAGAATGTTGCAGAAATTCAGTATGATGCGACTGGTGCAGCAATAGGCGCAGTGCCTATGGCATCTACAGCACCAACTCCCGCAAAACAAACAGCAGCACAAGCACCCGCAGCAGCACCAGCACCAGCACGTTCTTATGGTCCTGGTTCTTCACCAGTGGCAATGCAACCAGAAGGTCCAGCACAGAGTGCAGTTTCACAAGCAGGACAATATTTTTCTCCTGGCAGTATCGATATGTTTGATAAAACTCTATTGGACTTTATCGCAAAAGGTGAATCTGGTGGTGATTATAATTCGATGAATCAAGGTGGAACAAAATCAAGTGGTATTATAGGTGCAGGAACATCATCAAATATAATTGGTAAAAACTTAACTGATATGACTGTATCAGAAATTATGCAGAGGGCAGCAAAACCAAGTGATAGTGCTGAAGAAAGAAAGAAGAAAGGTTTAATCTTTGCAGCAGGTCGTTATCAAATTATTCCAGGAACATTACAAGGTTTGGTAAAAGCGGGTGTAGTGGGACCTGGTGATAAATTTGATGAGACTACTCAAGATAAATTAGGTAGAGGACTATTAGAAAGAGCAGGTTTAAGTTCATTTAAAAGTGGTAAAATTACTGCTCAAGATTTTCAGAATAATATATCCAAAACTTGGGGAGCAGTTGGTAATGCCAGTACGGGTGATACATCGTTAGGTGGTGCAAACAAATCAAATCAATGGGTAACATCAAGAGTTTCTAATTTACTTGGCGATCCGGTTTCTGCATTTCAAGGAAAAGAAACTCAAAAAGTTGCAAGTGCTGATCCAAATAATTTAGCACCAAAAACTGAAGAGCAAAAGAAAAGTTTAACCGATATTATGTTTGATGATCTAAACTCTCAACTTGCAGCATTAGATAAGATGACTGGAGGCAAACTCGGTCTATCTTCAGGTGAAATGCAGGCAAATATTAGAGAGTTGGAAGATAAGATGAGGGCACAGCCTTCTATGTTCGATTTTTCAACAACCGCAATTATGAATACTACCAAAAAAGAAGTAAGTAAAGGCACATCAAGTTTAAAAGACACAAACGAAAGTGTTTTAAGTGCTATGATGAGTCGGCACTACGCATAAAAAAAATGCCACCCGAAGGTGGCATTCACAGAGTTTAATCTTCTGCTAGAGACCTAAAGTAATCTAGTTCTTCATCATTCTCATTCAAACTAGGTGCTGATTTCGCTGTATTCAAAATCGTATCTTCCGCTTTAGTCTTTACTGGTGCAACACCATCAAGACCTAAAACTTTATCCATTTTTGCTTTCAGTGTATCATAAGACTTGAATTGTTTTGGCTCAAGAAACTCTTTGAGTGAGTATTCTTTCTTCCACAATGCTTCAAGTTTATCATCATCACTATCAACTGGAGTGATAGAATCAAACTCAGACTTATCATAGTTGCGATAACCTTCAACTTGACGAATCTTGATTTTGAAGTTAGCACCTTCCCAGAAGTCAAAAGGATTCAACGGTGTCTCATCAGCAAATTCTGGATTCATTGCTTCTGAGATTTTGTCAAAGATTTTCTTACCGTACTTGTACAGTTTGATTTGACCTTCATTCTCTGGATTTTTGGGGTCAGAGACTACTAGAATGTTTGAGATATACGTCAAACGGCGTTTCTGTTTACGGGCAATTTCTTTGTTTGCTTCAATGCCTGAGTTCCACAGAATAGAGTTGTATTCTGATACTGGATCTTTTTGATTGAGTGTGGTCAAAGAGTTTTCGATGTACCAACCACCTGGGCCTTGAAACCCATGATTGAATACACGAACCCATGGAAGTGCATCGTCACCATCTGCTGCTGGTGCTGGCAGAAAACGAATCACTGCCATACCATTACCTGCTTTGTCTACTTCGGGTTGCCAGAAACGTGTATCATCTTTCGATCCCGCTTCTGCGGTTGAAGATGGTGTTTCCATTGCTTTTTTGAGCGAATCGAAGGCGTTACGATTGCGCTTGAGTGCTGAAAAATCAGACATATATTACCTCGTATAGTTAGTTGTTTAAAGTATGTGCATCTTGTTCACATGATTCATTATATACTTTTATATATGTAATGTCAAGAAACAGTTGCATTGTTTTCCGAATTTTCATGTAGTTCTTTCTTCAGGATAAGTTTATACTTTGTCGGATCAAATTGTATAAACGGTGTGTACTTCTTTATCTTCAAACTTGTATTCGGATAGTGAATTGTATCCACAATCTTCTTGTCCCACATTGGTAAAAACTTCAGTATTGAATTTAAAATGCATACAGTTTCAATCGACACTTCACCATATAATAACATAGACAACAGTAAAGGATATGGACTTTCATCCCGCATCATTAACAAGTCATTTGGGTTCTTATGACTCATTATTGATGCAATCTCATTTGTGAAAGTATATGATAATGATTGAAGCACTTTTTGCCTTGCTCGATAATGGACATCAGAATCTTCTCTTAGTAGATTTCCAATCCATACATCACGATCATGCAAAAAATTAGCAACAAGAAAATCTCTAGCCTGGTCATCATTAGTGAATCTCCTACTCAGTTTATAATAAAACCATTTATCTTTCTTGTTCTCAAATGCATCTATACTTGTCCTCGATTTACCACCATACTTAAAGTAGTCATACGATTCTTGTGTAAAATGCAGTTTGAGAGAAGAGTATAAACAGAATGCTTCATATCCAGTCATATAGGTAATCTATTGCCTTTAGTTTTCAACATATTCAATCTCTCGGCCTGTTCATGTATTTTAGACTTCAGGTTTGGAGTGATAAGTGTTGCTGCTACTTCCATCTCCAAACCTGTGCATTTACAATGTTCAACAATTGCCTCAAGATAAGTGTAATCTGTTTTTGCAACTAGAGCCTCAATCTCCAGTGCAAACTTCATCATCTCATCTTTTGTTGGCATTATTTGAAATCAATCTTTGCACCACCAAAAGTACCTG